TGAGTACAAAGACGGTGAACCCACCCGGTTGCTGCTGAGTCTTCGCGCATGGGGTGCATCGAGCAAAGCTGACGCACAGGCCAAGGCCAAGAAAATCTCGGCCCGAAACAAGGCTAAGAAGTAACCATGCAAATCTCAATTCTCAACGGCATCTACACGGACAACGGCCCGGACTTTCGCACGTCCTATCCGGTCAACATGGTGCCGGTGCCCAAGAACAGCGGCATCAGCACCGGCTACCTGCGGCCAGGTGACGGTCTGGTGGCCAACGGCACAGGCCCAGGCATCGACCGAGGCGGCATCAACTGGCAGGACGAGTGCTACAGGGTCATGGGCACCAAGCTGGTGTCGGTGGCCAGCAATGGCGCTGTGACCGTGCTGGGCGACGTTGGCGGCCCCGTCAACCAACTGGTGACCTTTGATTACAGCTTTGACGAGCTGGCCATTGCATCCGGTGGGCGACTTTACTACTGGGACAACTCCACCCTGACCCAAGTCACCGACCCAGACCTGGGCTTGGTGCTTGACGTGGTGTGGGTGGACGGCTACTTCATGACCACCGACGGCGAGTTCCTGATCGTCACCGAGCTGTCCAACCCGCTGCAGGTCAACCCGCTGAAGTACGGCAGCTCTGAGGTTGACCCCGACCCCGTGGTGGCGCTGCTCAAGCTGCGCAATGAAATCTATGCGCTGAACCGCAACACCGTCGAGGTGTTCGACAACATCGGCGGCGACCTGTTCCCGTTCCAACGCATTGATGGCGCTCAACTCCAAAAGGGCGTGGTCGGCACCTTTGCCTGCTGCGTCTACATCGACCGCATCGCCTTTTTGGGCAGTGGCCGCAACGAGTCCCCAAGCATCTACGTGGGCGCAGCGGCCACCACCCAAAAGATCAGCACCCAAGAGATCGATGAGCTGCTGCTGACCTACACCGAGGCGCAACTGTCGCTGGTTAAGCTGGAGGCGCGCAACGACAAGTCGCACCAGCACCTCTATGTGCACCTGCCAGACCGCACCATCGTCTACGACGCAGCCGCATCCGAGGCGCTGGGCGATCAGGTGTGGTTTACCCTGACCACCACAGTGGTCGGCTTTGCGCAGTACCGAGCACGCAACCTCGTCTGGGCCTACGACAAGTGGCTGGTGGGCGACCCGCAGTCCAGCACCATCGGCTATCTGGTGGACGACATTGGCAGCCACTGGGGGCAGCGGGTGCGCTGGGAGTTCGGCACCATCATTGCCTACAACGAGGGCAAGGGCGCACTGTTCCAAAAGATCGAGCTGGTGAGCCTGACCGGACGAGTGGCGCTGGGCACCAACCCACAGATCAGCACCAGCTATTCGCTGGATGGCCTGTCCTACAGCCAGGACCGCTACATTTACGTGGGCACCATCGGCAACACCTCCAAGCGCCTGGCATGGTTTCAGCAGGGCCACATGCGCAACTGGCGCATCCAGCGTTTCCGTGGTGACAGCGATTCACATATTGCATTTGCACGCCTTGAGATGCAGATCGAAGGGTTGCTGTACTAATGGCCACCGCACCCATATCCCGCAGGCTAAACCTGACCCGCGACCAGCTCGCGCAGTTCCTGACCGACCAGCAGCAGATCAGGCAGTTCGAGCTGTTGTTCGCAACGGTCGATGCCATTGCGCCTGATGTGGTGCTGGAGATCAACATCGCTGCAGGCACTGCCCAGGCAACTGCTGTGCAGGCGCTGGGCATGATTGCTTCGCTGGCGCAGGAGGCCGCTGTCAGCTCTGCCGTGATCGATGGCAAGGCCACGCTGGCCTTGGGCCAGATCGCCTCGCTGGCCCAAGATGCTGCAGTCAGCATCGCGTCAACGGAGAACAAGGTCAACCAGGTGATGGCACTGCTTGGAAGCCTGACGGCTGCCGTCGAAGGGCTGCAGATGACACCGCCAGCCAGAGAGTTCAAGCGTGCGCGGTACGGCTCGTTTTACGACACCACCACGCAGGCTGCACTGGTCATAAACACAGCAACCGCCATCACCTTCAACAACACCGACCTCAGTCAAGGCGTGTTTATTGGCTCGCCCACCTCGCGCATCATTGTGGACAGCGAGGGCATCTACAACTTCGACACCTCGTTCCAACTGGATAAAACCTCGGGCGGCACGGCTGAGTTCTATTTTTGGTTTCGGCTCAACGGCGTGGATGTGCCTGACAGCGCCAGCCAGATCAGGATTCAAGGCAACAACGCTGAGATTTTCTCGTCGCTGAATTACTTTTTTGACCTCAAGGCCAACGACTATGTCGAGCTGATGTTCTCGGTCACCGACCTCAGCGTCGAGGTTACCGCCTTTCCTGCGGCTGCACCGCACCCAGGCATTCCGTCCATAATTCTCACAGTCAACAACAACATCGGAGGTGTTCAATGACCGTCATCGTAAAAACCCTGGTGCCTCCCAAGCAAATGGAAGCCAGCCAGACAACCCAGTACACGGCAAGCGCTGTCAAGGCGCTGATCGACAAGGCCACCGTCACCAACACCGACACGGTAAACCGCACGTTCAGCGTCAATCTGGTGCAAGTGGGCGGCAGCGCAGGCAACGCCAACCTGATCATCGACGACCGCACGGTGGTGCCAGGCGAGACCTACCTGTGCCCCGAGCTGGTCGGCCAAGAGCTGGATGCCGGTGCATTTATCAGCACCATTGCCAGCAATGCCACGGCGCTGACGCTGCGCGTGTCTGGCCGCGAGATTACATAAGGAGCACCGCATGGACTACGCAAAGATGCCAAAAATGATGCTTGCCGGATTCGGCGGCATTCCTATGGACGAGCCGATGCTGACCAACGCAGAGAACAAGAAAAACTACGTCATTGCGGTGGAGGACTGGAACTACGGCCCCGAGGTGCCCACCAACGAGCCAGGCGCAAACAAGGAGTTCTACGCAGGGCTGGCCGAGGCCATGCAATGCGACGAGAAGGAAGCGCGGCGCAAGCACTGCTCCAACTGCGGCTACTACGACAACAGCCTGATGGCACAGGTGCGCATCGAGCGCATCCCAATGGCAGCCTACGACAAGGGCGCAGGCTTTCGTGGCCACTGCGAGAAGCTCAACTTCATCTGCAACGACATGCGCGTCTGCCAAGCCTGGGAAGACCAGGAAGAATACGAGGATTGACCAAATGTCAAATTGTGAGAAAATGCAAGGGCTGAGCTTATCGAGCCGCCAGCAGCTCATCCGACCATTGAAAGGTTGCGCATGACTGGTATCGATTGGCTGAGACTGAACCTGCAAAGGGTTCTTGCGCTACCTGCGCCAGCCATCGAGTGGCTGCTCATGCTCTACGGAGCAATTCAGGTCTTTGATGACGTGGCCGATGGTGATGCCGTCGAGCGTGATGACCTGAATGCCGCGATCTGGAACACGCTGGTCGGCATGAGCCAAAACACATTTTGGATTGCAAACTCGCAAACCCTGACGCCTGTCGTGGCGTCAATGATTTTAAAGTGGCAAGCATCTGATCAGGCCGAGCGAAGTGGCAAGGCAGATGCACGCTCGTTTGTCTGGCGTGCAGGCTACTATGACGTGGTGCTGATGACGGTGGCGCTGTGCCACGGCACTCAGCGCGCCACTGAAACGGCGCAACAAGTCATGGAGCTGTATGGCGAGACGCTTGAAGATTACATGAAGGAGTTCGGCAATGCCTGATCCAATAACAGCCCTAGTTGTCGGAGGCACACAAGTTGTCGGCGGCATGGTGCAGAGCCGAGCAGCCAGCAAGGCGGCAGGTGCACAAACGCAAGCCGCTGAATCTGGCATCGAAGAGCAGCGTCGCCAGTTCGAGGCGGTGCAGGAAATCCTCAAGCCCTATGTCACCGCAGGCACCACCGCCATCGGTGGCCTGCAGCCTTACGCTGAAGCCGGAGCGCCTGCGCTGGAGCAGCAGCAGGCATTGCTTGGCCTGCGTGGCCAGGAGGCACAGCAAGCAGCCATTGCAGGCATTGAGCAGGGCGCAGGCTTTCAGGCTCAAGTCCGGCAGGGCGAGGAAGCGCTGCTGCAGCGTGCATCGGCCACTGGTGGCCTGCGCGGTGGCAACATCCAAGCCG